GATCTCCAAATACCCTAGTTATTCTATACTTTCTTTTTTTAATTTCATTAACAAGATCCAATGTTCTCATATTTTCCTTATGTATGACCTCATCTATTAAATATATATGTTCCAAATTATCGGGACCCTTTGCAACTTGGAAAAATAAGGCTCCAGGCATTCTATAACCAAAATCTAAACTTAAAAAAGTAGGTAAATTATGCTGATAACTATAAATGCCCACATTATCATGGCGAGTAAAATCATTATATATCCTACCAGATAAAGATGTGAACTCTGCCTTATATTCCTGATTATAAACCTCACTTGATAATGTTTGTCTTGCTTCTTTTAAATCAGGGTCATCTTCACCATTAGGAAAAGCAAATGTATTGTACCAGGAAGGTGAATTGAATGAATACCAACCATCTTGTGTTTTACCACGAAGGTAAAGATCATAAAAAGTGCCATAACCATCTGGAGTAGAGATAAAAATGGCTCTTCCCTTCTTATCTGATAGTGTTGGTCTTAAATACATCTCCCATATTCTTTTTAAATTAGGAATCTTACTTGCTTCATCTAATATAACTAAATCGCAACCTTCACCAATGAGTCCAGAAGGATGTTCGGCAGACTTTCCACATATAATAGATTGTCCTCCCGACCAGTTAAACTTTAAAATTTGTTCTTTATGTGAATAATGAGATGGTTTATAACCCTTCTTTACTACAAGGTCATCATATACTATCCTGAATATCTTTTCTGATGTATTATAACTGGGGCCAACAATCCAGACAACTTTATTTGCCTGAGTAACAATAACTTCAGCTTCTCTTGCCGCAGAATACGATTTCCCAAACCTTCTTCCACAACAAGCAACAATAAATCTTGCTCCATCAGGATTATCTTTAGGATGATATTCTCCCTTTGGAGGATTATGTAATAATTGTTGACCATGATGAGGGTTATAATCTACAAAATCAAACCATTGCTGTTTATAATCTGGAGAGTTATCCACAATTTATATTAACAAGTTATCAACATTATATTGTATTAATCATAGATTAATTTATAAGTTTTAGGGTAGTATATCATAAATATTAATAAGAAAGGTGAGATATGACCGAAGAAATGAAGCAGGATACAGCTCAAGAAAACCCAAGTAATGTGGTAGAGAATAAACAGGAATCACCTTCTGATCCTAGTTTATTGCAAGAAGTAATGTCAAAGAAAGCAACTATAAAAGAAAGAGATGCTAGAATTGCAGAACTTGAAGCAGCAGAAGAAAAAAGAAGGGTTACGAAGTTAGAAGAACAAGGTAAGTTGAAAGAATTGAATGCTGAAAAAGATTCAGTCATTGATCAATTAAATGCTAAGTTGGAATCTCAAACAACTATTGTATCCACTTATAAGCAAAATTTAGTTGATGGTCTAACTTCTGATGATGAAAGGAAAGAATACCTTTCAACCAAATCTGTTGATTTCCTGGAGGAATTGACAAAAGAAAAGGCTTCATTAGAACCACCAGTTTCAAATCCTAAAGAATCTCTAGGTGCTGTCAGGCAACCTGTTAAAAATTTAGAAAAGGTTTGGGATATGTCACCTGAAGATAAAAAGGATAACTGGGATAATATTCTGGAGTCATATAAAAAAAATAGATAGTTTAATCCTACCCGAAGATGGCCATGCCATAGCTGAAGATGGATAAAAAATTGGAGTAAAAGATGGCAACAGGATTTGCAGCAACAGTCACAAGTCAAGAAGTTGATACCGAGTTAGCGGTATTTGTACCAGAACTATGGAGTGATGCCGTAAGAGCATCATTTAAGAAAAATGTAGTATTAGCATCACCAGGAATGGATATGTCCCCACTAATAGCAAGTAGTGGTGATATTATTCGTATTCCATCTGTTGCTGATGTACCAGCAGTAGTGGCTAAAGCACCTCATGTGGCATTTGATTATACAAGTGCAACTGAAGATGCTTTCACCCTAACCTGTACAACACATAATGTTACAGGTACGATGGTAGCAGATATTGGTATAATACAATCAAGTGCAGATTTATTGACGAGGTATGCTGATTCAATTGGTTATCGTCTTGCACTTGGTTTTGATGCACAAATTGAAACAGCACTTGCATTAACAACTGAATGTATTGATATTGAGCCTTATAATACAGTAGCTAAAACTATTGATACAGCTACATTGGCACATATTAGCAAGGTGGTTATGGAAAATGACTGTCCAATGAATGAGTGTACATTAGTTTTGAATCCACACTTGTATGCTTCTCTCTTTAGAATAGATAGCTTTATTCATGTATCTAAAACTGGAGTAGCTAATGTAGCTAATGGATTTGTTGGTACTGTTATGGGGATGAATGTTCTTTTATCTAATAACATTACATCAACTAATGCAAACGCAGCAGTTGATTCAGATGATGGTGCATTGAATAATGCTAATCTTCTTGGTGGGTTTGTAATACATAACTCCGCATTGGCTTACGCATTTAGCCAAAGACCAAGAGTTCAGGCTGAATATTCTATTGATCACTTAGCACATAAGTTGGTTGGTGATTATATCGGTGGTGCAGTTATTCTTCAAGATGCTTCTCAGACAAAAATCTGGGGTATTGTTGCAGATGACGTTACTGCTTGGTAAGATAAGTTCTTAATAATATGAGGGGGGATTAATTTCCCCCTTCATTAAACTTGGAGAATTAAATGGCAAAAGATATAAAAGTAATCTTTCATGGAACTAAAGCCCCATCTGGAAAAACTACGGAAATTGAATATATGATTAGTTCTGAAAGAAAAAAACAGCTTGATGCAAGTGGAATGTTTGATATGGAGGTTTTAGATAAACCAAAACCAGAGCCTAAAAAGAAATCATCTTCTAAAAAAGGAGATAAGTAATGGCTAATGAAGTAATAGTTAGAGGTAGATATAAATTATTCACAATTAATCCTGCTGTACAAGCAACACCCGATTATGCCACTGGGGATGTTTTATTTGCTCCAACAGAAATCGTCAATATATTTCCTGATCCAGGAGCTTCCTGTATATTAAAGAGTATAACAATAATTGATAAACAGATTGTTGCAACACACGCTTTCACATTATACTTTACTTATTCATCAACGGCACTTGGAACTATTAATGCAACAGCAGGTGCAGCTATGGGAGTATTGGAAGAAATACAAGCAACTGTTCCTATTGTGGATGCTGATTGGATAGCAGGTGGTGGTGCAGGGAGTGTTGATCTTGCTAATGTTTGCACCTTAACTAATCCAGCAGTAGATGGGATTGGTTCTGTCTTACAGGGGTCTAATCGGTTGGGAACTGCAATGAGTAGAGGCATTCATGTAGTAGGTATTGCAGGGGAGGCAATGAATGTAGCATCTACATCAGACTTAATAATTAAGATTGGTGTTGAATATTAATGCCAAAATTTGGCACTAAATCAAGAGAAAGACTTGAAACTTGCCATCCTGACTTACAAACATTATTTAATGCAGTAATTGAGGAAGTAGATTGCTCTGTTATATGTGGGTATAGAAATAAAGCAGATCAGGACAAGGCGGTAGCTTCAGGCAATTCCAAAGCAGTATATCCCAAAGGGAAACATAATTCCAATCCATCTACAGCAGTAGATGTTTATCCATATCCTATAGATTTTGAAGATCTCCCCAGGTTTTACTATTTTGGTGGATGGGTCCTTGCAAAGGCTGAAATCCTCATAAATGTGGGCGAGATCACACATAAGATTAAATGGGGTGGCAATTGGAGAGGACTTAATAATGGAAAGATTGATTTCTCATATAATAGAAGAAAAGGTGTTTTAGATGATATGCCACACTTTGAACTTATAATATGAAAAATGTTAGCACAGGGAATTGGATCACCATATTTGTTGTTATATTCAATATGGTCTTTTTTGGGGGGATAATGTTCAAAGATGTACTAAATGCCCAGGAATCGGCAGATACGGCTTTAGAAATGGCATATAACAATGATAAAAAGATTGCAGTAATA